TCATCATGGGATAATATGGAATCTTTCTTTGCCTTACACTCCCCGGACAATCTCTTTAGCTCACCCTCTAAATTATCTTTCTGAGATGTTAATTCCCTGATAGACTGGTCATGTTCGCTCTTAATTTTCCCTTTCTCTCTATTAGACTTTCTCTGTTCTTTTTCTACATCCTGCCTAATATCCTCTCTTACAATAACAAGAGCATCAATCTCTTTCTTGATCTTACCCTTGTCTTGTAATAGCTGTAAAACAGCCTTTACTTGTTTCTCTATATCTGCCATAATTATCCTCCTGTTAAAATAATTCCTTCCATAACGTTCCTGCTCGCAACGTTGCAATCTTAGCAATGTTTCGTTTGGGTTCAGAATCAAAATACTTACCCTCAAGGGTATTCTTAACTGAGTTTTCAGCTATATTTTTTGCTAATGTCATTTTTCTTACTTAAGAGTTCCGGATTAAATTTTATCTTTTCACCTCTAAGCACCTGCATTTCACTTTGCTCAATTCTCGATACAATCAATGATGTTATTTTCTTGCTTATTAAAGCCTTTCTATCTTCAAGTGATAGCCCTTGCTTTATCTTTAAATCAACATCACAGCCCTCTCTTAACGATAATTCACCATTATAATAACACTCAAACCTTACACTAAAAACATCCTTCTCTCTTAAGTAATCTATCTTAGTTATTTTATAATAATCTATCTTCATGTAAATACACCCCCTATTCCAGTAAGCAAAGACCGTCCTGCCTTAAACTGTGACTGTGTTTTCCTTGCCTTACCAAGTTGTTTTAAAGTTAAACCACGTAAGCTGGCAGTTCTAGCTCTACCCTCTGCTGCACTAGCCTTCTTTGCCCCTATGCTTCTAATATTAGATACATCTGCTTCTATGTCAGTCAAAAAATCTGTTATCTGTAAAAGTGGAGTTCCTGCAAGTTCAATCCCTGATGCTGCGCTTCTTGCCACAACACTTGCTATATCCCTTCTACCCTTCCGCCTCCTTTCTGTTTCTGTTTGCGCTGCTGCTGTACGTTCTTCCGATGCCCTTGTTAATTCCTCAGTCGCAGCCGGTTCTGTAAAACCTGCCTCAATATCTGCCTGGCGTCCTTGTGCTTCTCCTGCTTGCAAGGCTCCTAGTACACCTAAACCTGTACCTGCCACGGCAGCCGCAGTACCTACGCTTGGAAGAGCAGAACCTACTGCTATAGCAGCATTGCCCACTGCTGCTTGTGTTGCTACTGATGCGCCTAACTTCCCTGCCGTTGCTGCCAACAATGAAGGTATAAAACTCATTATAATATCCTCGCATAAAGGTAATAGTTATTACCGCTCATATCATATTTCCTCATCAATCCTTCTTCCTCGAACCCGATTCTCTCTGCCCATTTTCTACTGACTTCGTGACCTTCCATGATAGTTGTCTCCACACGATGCAAGCCAAACACTTTAATACCTTCATCTATTACCCCCAAACACGCCTTATGAAAAAATACTTTATATTCTTTTGCTAAATCCGATGTAAGCACCCATCCAAAACCTACCTTTGGATTACCCACACATACACCACCAATCATTATAACTTTATCACCAACAATGCCTGAAAAGGCTATCCCACTATCAATATAAACCTGTAACTGCTCTTTACTGTTAACAACTGAATTAAACCCCATTAAATCATAATCACGAAAGTCTAACTTGTCTAAATGTTCCCATTCAAAGTTGACAAGTTTAGGATTCAATTTACACTCAATTCTCCAAAAAACCCTAATACTGTAATAGGTAATGCTGACTCCTGCTTTATGTTAATCCTACCCTCTCTTGCCACATCCTCTAATAACTCTATAGATTCCTGTATAACGTCACCTGTAAAAAGAGGAGGCGACTCATCCATTAAATCACCCTCGCTGTCAGTTATCCTCATTTCCATTGGAATCGTATCATTTATAGTTCCATTTAAACTATCAACCAGCCTGACAACAAGCCTTGCCCATGATACATTTTTACCCTGAATAGTCTCACCACCTAACCCTGCTATGTCTGGCCTTACTGTAGTCGCCTGTGGAGTAAACGGCAAACCTACCTCTGCTTCTGTTGAGGCAAAGTTAAGCGTTATCTGCCCACCTGATACAGTATGAGAGCCATCTAATGCGCCACCTGATAACGCATGTACAGTTTCACCTTCAAGATGATCTAAACCGGTTATCGTAGTAGTAGGCACTCCTGAATAAACAACAGCACTATCAGTCGTCAGCCTATCCCACTTCCATAGACTTGAACCATCATGCGCCATTTCATCAAAATACTCTACATTCCTCACCGTAGAACCATTTACAGTCCTCTTTACAATAACCCATGTCTGGTCTATCCCACTTATCGGTATAGTATCTACACTCTCAAATAATCCGGATGCACCAGTTGTATGCCTATGCCAACCTATTAATTGATGCTCTCTTAAATAAGTAAGCCCTGCCAACTCACCGTCACTTCTAACACACCATACAATAGAATACGGCTCTTTCTGATAAGACATCTCTGTAAAGCCATCACCGCTTATATGCTCTGCTAATACAGTCAAATCCGTAACATTAAACTTATCTATATTAAAAGAGAATATAAACTCATTAAGCTTCTTCCCTGCACGCTCTATAAAGAGCGTCACACCCCTTACATTAACAGGCTGTATGTCTTTACTACCTTCCTCTGTTTGAGGGACTATATCGCCACTTGAAGGCGTTAGAGGGCTAGTAGGACTTGCACCTGCTAATAACTCTGCACCAAGTGTACCTATGATTAAATCTCTAAAAGAAGAGAGCCATAATATAGGGTCTCTAGTGGCAATTGTCTTGTCTATCGAATCATCATCACTTACCCCTGCATTGAAGTCCTCAAAGTTAAAAAATGACGATCTCCATATTGTTCTTGGTTGCTGAGTTGTACCTGCAAACCATAATCCCTGTCCATGAAATGCAATTGCATTTGGAAAGCCATTATCTGTACTCCATGAATTATCATTAAGAGTCCATAGCCCTGATTCAACAGCAGTAGTATTATCAAGAACATGTTTAACAATACCGTTCATTACAGTTGACGAACCAAAGTTGTTTAATTCAATATATCCATTACTCATCTTTACAAACTTACCAACATCAGTACTTCGCCAACCAGCAGTATCAAGAGTCAACGCCACACTACCACCTACTGGCCCTTGCTTATCAGGTGTTATCTTCGCAGACGGACTACCAAACATTGTCCAGCCTCCAGATGCAATAACATCAGTACTTGGAAAATCAGAAGTAATATCTGCTATTACCTTACTTGTACCATCTATCGTCTTTATAGTAGCAATCGCACCTCCTGACAATATTTCTTTATCCACATCAGCAGCAAGGAATATCCCTGTACCCTTTTGAAGTTCTACGTCATCAACATCCGTATCATTGTTGTTTCCGTTTATAAACTGTATAAATGAAGATGTACCGCTTGAAGTATATGACACTGTATGTGTACCTACTGCAAATGTAGCAGTTCCTACAATATCAAAGCCTCCGGTAGTAGATCCTATAGCCACATCAAGAGAAGTACCTGTTATTGAAAACTTGAGTATGTATTCAGTTGCATTTACAACTGTAACATTTTGCTCACCTATAGACTTTCCCGAACCCCCATTATTAAGCAACATCTTACTACCGCTTGCCGTAGGAGCAGAACCGGTACCATTATCCAGATCCCAACCTGTCAGGTCAGTATCAAAAGTTCCATTAGTTACAAGCTCTGTTCCATCTACACTAATAAAATCAATATCATTACCTGTTACATTAGTAGGAGTAAGTGGCTGTGCTAAATCCTGTGCTTTTCTAAATGAAGGGGGGGGGTTGCCTGGCACAACAGATAATGTCCAATTAGTGTCACTGATACGAGACAACTTCCTAATCGAATTTCTTCCATCTACCAAATACATCACATCATTTGACTGTGCAAACTTAATATTCGGAAGATCAGAAGTCAGATATGGAGTTGATATCTCTACAGGACTACCACCACTTGAAAGCTGTGCGCCATCCTTATAAAACCTTATATACTGATTACCAAACTCAAGCATATAGACATCAGTAATGTTGAAGACAAAACGAATTAAACGAGACTTAACAGTACTATCCTTAGTCTCAGCAACATACCTTAACCCACTTCTTGACTGAATACCACCTTGAGGCAAAAGAACAAAGTTCTCAAGCAACTCAAGCCCATTAGAATATTTAGCAAAATCCACCCTTGCCATCATCTTCGGACTTAACTCACCGGCAGAAAACGATGTTATTCTTTTCTGAACCACTGCGCCATGACAAACGCTAGAACAACACAGTATAAATATAAGTAATAAAACTCGCTTCATTTATGCTCCTGTCTGGAATCGTACATCACTAAGTTCAGTGCTTTCAAACTCTTCTGGTGTTCCTTCCTGCCCATCAGCAGCTTTAGCCTTAAGAAGTGCTATTTCATGTAAATCAAATAACGCCACTTTAGCAGCAGCATCTTTCTTAAGAGGCAATACCGCACGAGAAGCAAGGAGAGTTACAAATGCAGCTATGAAGCCAGGTGAGAATTGAGCAGGGTCAGTTATCCTTGCAATATACTTGAGATTTACAGCAGAAATGTTAGTAAACAATTTCCTTCCCTCAATCTTAAAATTCTCCTCAGAGTTATACATCTCTACTGCTCTAAGGCAAAAAGGATTTGTTGGAAGAATAAACGCATAAGCAAATTCAAATAAAGGAGTAGGCGCACTAGACAGCGCCTGCCTTTCCATTGCAAAATTCCACTGATACTGAGAAAGCAACTCATCTCTTGTCTGCTCATATATCTCATTCATTACATTTGCAGACTTACTTTGCCCACTTAAACTACTTATAGTCTCAACGCCAACCTCGATTAACGCCATATTTGCAATTCTTGTATCTGATATAGCCATAGTATTATGTTGGAAGTTGTTTAAAGGTACAACTCCCAAAACCTCTCTTCATCAATCACTAGGGGGTGAGCAATGAAGTATCTTAGCTACCAGTTGAACAATACACTACTTCAACAGAAACAATAGAACCTGCTGTCGGAGTAGTTATTGTAGTAAGAGTCAGGTCAACCGTATCAGATGTAGTACTCGTACCTGTCACATTATGGTCATACCTTGTCTCTGTACCAACTGCTTCATTAAACGTAATACGCTTATCATAAGCAGAGCTAGCCACGTTCATACCAAGAGCAGAACAATACCGGTCAGGGTCATCTGCATCTCCTACCTCTACAACGGCAACAGCAGCCATGCTATCAAAATTAACCGTACTCATTTCCCGCAGTACAATAGAACCTTTCGGGAGCCTGACCATTTCAATGATATCAGCACTAGCTTCACTACCAGTAAAAGTATAACTAGCCCTTTTCCTTTTTATAGTAGCTCCGTCAAGATTAGGATTGTTCTTTACAATCGGATTAGCATTACGATTTGTTTCCAAATCAGATCGCAATGTAGCCGCTTGAGAACTAACCGCAACAAACATGACCGCTACGGCAGCCAATAAAAAATGTTTGATTCTCATAAAAACCTCCTACTCAAAATGTTAACTGTTTTAATACCTTAATGTTTATGAAAGACTAAACGTTTAAGTTTCCTTACGTTTCGTCACACGCAATTTCTACTACGCCTTCTTCTTCGACTCTGCCTGCACCCATATCAGATTCAGCGAATACTCTTGTACTAAACCTGAATGCAGGGTCTTTAGCAACTTCCAAATCCATCTCTTCGCCTATTCCCAATCCAACTGCATTAGCTCTCATAGCAATAACCTGCCTATCACTATTAGCATCTGTATTTAACTGGTTAGTAAGAATGAACCTAAAGCCAAGATATTCTTTAAGCTCACCACGAGATAACGCTCTCATAGCATTAAAATCAGTTGAACCTATCTTATCATCAGGCATTAAATCTCTGTTTAGCTGTCTGGAATGAAGAAGAATGATTCTCTGTACACCTTGCTCTTCGGCATCATCAGGGTAATTAGCATCAAATATTTCTTTAGCTCTTAACAATTTGTCCATGTTAAGCCCGACATCAGAACCACCACCACCAACTTGAACACCAACTTTCTGTGATGCTGGAAGTGCAACTGTAGTACTGCCGGTTTCATCACTTAAAGCATTACCTGTAGCTGCATCAATAACATGCTTATTAAACCTTCTATTTACCGCCCAGGCTGCTGTCTGAGTGTAAGCAGAAAGAATATCAATCTTAACACGCCTCTGGTCAGCCTTGTCTATCAAGTCTCCCCAATCAGACGTAATCAGATTAACACGCCTTCTTGAATGTGGCGTATCTCTCTGTGGTGAAGCTGCGTGCCTCGTACTAACATCAACCATGTCACTAGAGCCTACTCTTTCAAAAAAAGTAGAGTTTCCAACAACATGCTCTTGAAGCTGTATAAACGGTTTGATGCTAAGTCTCTTCTGTGCAAGGAAAATCACATCAGATTTAAACTTTTGCACCCTCGATACTGTAATTTCGTGCGACATATTAGTCCTCCCGATAAAAGTTAAAATCAAGTTCCACAACTTTTCCGGAAAGTAATCTATCACCCCTACTCAAGGCTTTCCTTGTAGTTACGCTACCAAGCGTGCAATATTATTGCAATATACTCAGGCTCTCGAAAGAGTAATCTGAGAGTTAATCTTTTAAGCTACTGCCTTTGTTCCATGAATTATGTCAAACAATTTCTGCTGTTCTTCGTGTACCTTTGCATGGTCTGGATGACCAACATCTTCATAAGCCTTAGCAAAATCTGTATTCATTAAGTTTTCTGCTACTTTCTTCTGTGCTTCTTCCTTTGCAATTACACTACTTGCAATCGGATCACCTTGACCAACAGAATTCTTTTCTATAAGCCCCGCTCCAATTTCATGCACAAACCTTGCAAATGAGGCATTATTACCAAGTTCAGTCTCATTAAAGAGATTTGCAAGCCCCTCATCACCAAACTTTTCAATAATAGCTTTTACCTCTGCCTTGTTTCCTTCATGCTTATCACCCCACTCAGCCTTTAAAGCCTCATCAGCAGCTTCCGCAGCTTTTAGGTTTTCAGCAAGTACACCCTTCTGCATCTCACTCTGCATTGCCAAAAGAGTGTTTACCTGTGTGTTATTAAGCCTTAACTCTTTTGCAATATTAAGAAATGTAGCTTCCTGCGCTTCTGAATACTCAAGACCATCTACCTTTCCAGGTCTTATAACTTCGTACTTACCATCCGCACCAGGCCAACCAAGTTTAGAGTAAGCACTATCTCTAGCAGTAGGGTCATCACTATTAGTAGGAATAGAATCAAGAAACTCTTCAACCTTTTGCCCTACCATACGCTTATTGTCTACTGCCATTTTCGCAATAGTACCTATATCTTTAGCTTCTTTAATTATTGTCTCGTTACGCACTTCCTCAGGCAATGAATCCCTAAACAAATTCATATCAACTTCAAATGCCTGTATGTCTCCTTCTACTACAGGTTCTTCACTCATATTACTGCCCCCCTATTTAAAAATTAAATACAATCTGCCTTGTAAACCACATCTGCTGCATGCTCTTTACTCACACATTTCATCTTGTCTACTATATGCTGTGTAACCATTCTTGCCCCTGCGTGCATTTCAAGTGTCAAACCACAACTGGGATACCACGCACAATCAAACATCTTTCTTAAATCAGCCAATACCTCAATGCCACCTGGCGTTGCAAACGTCTGTAAATAAATAATTGCTATCTCTTCTGGCTCTTTCTCCTTACCCTTACTCATCTCCACCCCCTAGATTAACCCCTAATTTACCTGCCGCATCTGCGGCTAACTTTGCATCTTCTCTCTCTTGAAACTCTTGTGCCTCTTGCGCCCTTTGTTCTCTTATCTCATCCCTGGCATCAGGTAATGTTATAAGCTTCTCAGGTACACCCTTGCCTCTTGCATTTTCAACTACCCACTCATCCTCATTAAGATTATCAAGTACTTGCGGTCTTTGTGCCTGAGCAGCGTATTCTGCTGTTTCCCTTATCCATTCGGCTGTAGATTGTGCATCTTTAAGTTTCTGCGACCTTGCAAGCGGCCCGATAAACTCAAGCTTAATATTACCAACAATATTCCTCAAACTCTCTTTAGTGACCGGTATATCATCAAATGCACCGCCTCTATTCATAATGCCAAATGCTCTATTAATCCTAGGACTGAATATCTCTACTTCCTGACGACCTAGCACCGGCCCCATCATCCTCTCCATAAGTTCAAAGATAATGGTAGACTCTGTTGCTGTCATCTGAGCCTGCTTCTGCATTTGAAGTTGATTAGTAAAAAATGCTTTCTCTATCTTATCAAAATGCTTATCAAGAGATAACTGACTTGAAGATGTGTCTTTATTGCTAACAAGCGGTCTAACAGCTTCAATCATTGCACGTGGTACTGCATTTTGCTTACCTGCCCTCAAATCAAGCCTCGGCATACCCTCTGGAGTTAAAAGAGGCGGGTCAATGTCTTTCGGCCATCTTGCCAGTATAAGCTCTATCGCCTTATTAACAACACGTACATCAGGCAATACCTTATGCCCTATACCATATCCCCAAGGGTCATTAGCTGTATGCGCCCATCTCGGCACTGTACACGGCCACTCATGGTAACCCCTGTCATCCTGAAC